GGCTATGGCGTCCTTGCGTCCAAGGGCACAGCCGGGGGCATGAACAAGTTGGGAGGTCACTCGATTGTGTTGGAGGCTGGTGGAAACTACACGCAAGACGGTCACTTCCCTGACCCTGCCGAGGTTGGTGCTTACCAAATCGTCATCCAGCCCAATCTACGAAAGCAACAAATTGCAGGTTTTCATCACAACAACAGTAACGCTGCGGCGCTACCTGACGGGTCTGCTCGCGAATTGACTGGTCAACAGGTGAACCTCGTCATCGGTATCAAATACGACTCGGAGCGCGGTGGTTCTGCGATTGGAGGGGCGACTCTCATCCTTGCTGAAGCGACACTGGCCGATGTGCGTGGTTGTGAAATCTTTGTCAATGAACTCATCCTCGACCATAACCCTGACCACGGGAGTCAGTTCACCAACATCCCACCGATGTTGCTCTATAACGCACTGGGCGTGCAAGGTAGCGAGTCACCGGCATTTACTCGCCGTAGTCAAGCATACCATACGAGTATGTTCGTAGACGCAACACCGGGGTTCACGCTCAACATTCCTTGGTGGAGCATTGTTCACAAGGTTGGTCCCGATGACAGCACAGCCACTGGGTTCCGTCACCTGTCCATCTACCGTCTTGACAATTACTACGAGTTCTGCCGAGCGTCACACGGTGCAGTCGGGGCTCAATTGACGTTGGCGGGCTATCCGTCCATCAGTCCCGACTTCTACTCCAAGGTGCTGGCCAATGCGTCCCTCACACCAACTGCTACTGTGCAAAGCAAGGGTAGCGGTTACATCCAAGTCGACGACGCATCACTGTTCCCTGAGGTCCCCTACTACGGTCAGCAACTCATCTACACTGCTGCTGATGGCAACACAGTGACTCAGGCTTACACCAAGCGCACGGGCACGACGCACGCCAGCGCTACAATGAATCAACCCTACCGCTTCATCATTAGCGGCACATCAAGTGTGCCCGACGGCGCCGTGCTGCGGCTCACTCAACCTTACAGTCGTGAGGTCACGACCGCTCTTGTCACCAGCACGAAGGGAGTTATGCCTCGCAACATTGACCAATTGCGGGGCGGCACTCGGGACACAAACAGTCTCTACATGCCCGACGCCTTTGTGTGTGCATGGAGCCCAAATCTTGGTCGCCCTCACACATTCTATTCCGATGGTAGCCGGACATGGGGCACTCCCACAAGTGACCGTGCTGTCAACAAGGCCGCCTACAATAGCATGCCTGAACACTATGAGACAATCCACTACCATGGTGTCAACTATGCAGCAAGCCTCGGTCCACTCAACCTTGATTTCAAGACACCTAAGCCGCCCAATCAGTTTTCAGGCACCTTCAGTTCAGTGACCGGCTCACCATCAGTCATCACGATGTCGGCTACCATTACAGGAGATGGTGCATCGGCAGGGGATTTCATCTATGCCGACGGTAAAGTTCTCGGAAAGATTGCCACTGGGGGGTTGAGCGGGGCTACCATTACGCTGACGGGTAGCATCCTCTTCACTCCAGCCGCTGGTGAGAAGGTCTACTTTGGGGCCGACGGGACTGCCGAAACTGCTGCCAACATTCACGCCATGAGCGGTTACGAAGCACAGGGTAGTGGAACTGTCATGCTTAGCCACTACTGGCCATGTGGCAGCCGTGGTGGGCCGCTTGTTAGCCGCCTCGACGGCTATGCTGCTTGGTCTGCGGGATGGCATGTGCCGCGCTCCTACGCTGCAGCAGGTGGTAGCCATTGGGAAGACACCGACGACGACGGCAGTTACGCCGTGAGCGGGGGTATCGGTATCAAAACCAGTCTTGTCGCCAGTCGCACCTATCCCTTCGGCTATCGTTTCGGTCTACGTCAACCGTGGAACCGTCCGCAGTGGGGTCACTACGGTATGCGTGCCTTCCAAGAAGCGGCTACTTTTGGTAGCGCCAGCAACTACACTGTCGGCTACAAGGCGGGGCCGCTGGTCGAATACGAGTCCGAGACTTGGAACTACGCTGGTGGCGCTGGCCTGTCGTCTCCTGTGCTACCTATCACTTATGTCGGCGTTATGGAGCGTCAAACCAACTTCAGCGGTATGCTTGGACCCGATAAGGCTGAGTGGCAAGTTCGCTACAGTGATGGTCGCCGCATGACTCGCTCTTACGGTTGCCCAGTTCGCATTATCCGCAACGCTTCTACCGCGCCACGAGACTGGTGGGGCGACAGCCAAGGACTCGGAGTTAGCACCATTGAGGGTGCAGCGGGTTACTATCTCGTTGACTGGTGGGGTAACACCCGAGGTGAAGATGTTCGCAAAGCACCCGTGCGCAGTTTCGGTATTCGGCCAGCGTGGGATGCGGGTGACGCTTACGAATATGACCGCACCAACAACCGCACACCATACGCCCGTCTCTACAACAACGGCAAACCCATCGTCAATCTGAAGGGTGTGGCTGACAGCAGCGGTGACGTTCTGTCGTCACCGACCGCTGTGCCTCGTTTCGGTGGGCGAGTCAACAACACCAACAACAAGAGCACGACAACGCTGGTTGACGTCTTTGCGCCCACGAATGCGTTGCGCGTGGGCGACATGGGTGGTGGGCGTGGGGTCCGTTACCCGACGCAATTTAACGAAGACTTGCTCGTCGAACTCAGCGCAGTCTACGAGGCTTCGGGCGTGGTTTTGTCACATCATACTTCGGAGCCCACGTTCAGCCAAGGTTACCTACGCCCACGCGATGATGTGCTGCAGTCTGACGAAGTCAAGCGAGGCATCAGCGCACGCCTTGACGTCGATGAAGACGGTTTGCTCAAGCCTGATGCAGCAGTCAGTGACCGAGTTGAGAGCGTTAGCGGGACTTCAGTGCACAAGGAACCCATCTCCCGGTCTTCGCCCCGTATTGGTATTGACGGTGACACGCTCGAATCCTTTTCGACTGGAGTCAACGCTGACATGGTTGCCATCAACAGTGAGGCACACAGCCTACACACTGACCGTGGTGTTGGGCAGCGAGTTGTGCTTCAAGGTGGTCTGCAATCGGGGTCTCAGACGCTTGGTGACTATGACCTCACAGCACTGTCCTTCGCTGGTGAACCACAGGGGGCTGTCATGCGGCTCAGTCATACTGGCAACATCAAACCCATGGGTGGCACTTACATTCTCGAGTCTCGCTCGTTCGTCAATCCATTCGATGACACGGGGTGGGGTCGTAGTGGCTCAGGCACGACGAGCAACCCATATCAAACAACCACCAGTGTCAGTGCTCCGCACAATCTCAACGATGCAACGTTGCGCTTCATGCTGCGACCAGTCCGCTTGCTCGACAATCAGCACATCGAGGTGTTCCGAAGCCCACGCCGAGTCGGTGGCTCGACACCGCAGGAAGGCGGCACGGCCTACGGCGCAACGGCGGGTGGCAAATACGGTCTGTTCACATATGAGACGCCAAGCGCACTGGCCAGCAACTACTCGCGCGTTAAGGTGCCCAACACAGACGCTCCTTACCAACCCGTTTATGTCATGGAAAGCAGTAGCGATACTGTGCCTGTGTCAAAGGGTCCAAAATTGCCCGGTGCGGCTATGGCCACATTTGACAAGACTACGCTGAAGAGCACAGTCACTCGCTTGCTCATCAGCGAGAACACGCTGCAACACTACCGTAGCGATGCACCTCGTCGCACTGGTAGCGGTAAGGACTACTCGGTCAAGCCTCGCTTTAGCCAATCGCTACACAGCAAGGGACACAAGGCCGATGTGACCTACAACACATCCGACCACAGTGGTGATGCCTGATGCCCTATCTTGCCAAGACGCGCATCATTGACGACGCAGATGTCGTGATGAAACACGTCCGCAAGCCTGTCTTTGTCGACAACGCCTTGCACCTTGGTGAGATTGCCATGCAGGGCACAACTCAGGCTAAGGTGACGGTCAAGCAGCGCAAGACTTCGTCCTACCCAGTTGCGTCAACGCACACATACGCCATCGACGAGCGTGAAGATAGCGTAGTTCTGACACATACCCCAACAGCAGGACACACGTCTGAGGGCTCAGTGTTCTACATGCAGACTGATTTCCAAAACAATGTTGCTTCAAATACTCTTAGGATGCTTTACGCTATAGACCAGCAGACTGAGCGCTTGTCATTGGGTAGTCACTCCATTGGAAACAAAGGTTCGGCTTTTGCCGTTCGAAACATGAAAGGTAGGACGTTGAGTGAACTTGGCTTCAACAGCACAGCAGGTTACTCCGCTCAACCGATTGACGTTGGTTTCCGCACGAGTGACATGGCGATGCGCCTTGGGCGCGACGTCGCTGACACGTTGACTTCCGTCAACATCGCCCTACCCCTCTCGCCGACCAATTCGGGCAGTGACCGTCGACGCCACTCGACGCGATTTGTCGCTACCGATTTCTACGGCGTCAACCTCGTTACTGCCTTGCGGTTCCTCGGTCGTCATGACAACCATATCGTCTACTTTTCCCGCTTCGGCAGTTTGCTGTATGTGCCATTCAACTTCGGTGAAGGTGGACGCTTCGTCAACGCTCATGAGCGTTCGGGGCCCGCTGGGACAAATCCAATTGACAACACCAGCAATCGAGTCATTGTGCAAGGTCGCCCACTCTCCGTCAACGACAGCGCTTACGCAGAAGTCAGTGACGCTGAACGTCAAAGCGGTCGTGGTGGCGACGTGCAGCAAGAGCCGCAGGTCATCGAAGACTTCACTGTGGGTAACAATGAATCTGCGCGGCGCGTCGCACGCAGTGTGCTCAAAGCAAACAACCTACTGAGTGGTAATAAGAGCAGTGCCGGTCACCCTACTGCGTGGGACTTGCGTCCGGGTAAGGTCATCCAATACGATGGGCGTAATCGTATCTTGACTGAGGTGCGTCACAACCTTTCGGAGAACACCGCTGACCTCGTCTTCTTGACAGTTGATAGTGGCATCGAGGGTGTGTTGCAGGGTATTCTGGAAGGCGCTCAAAACACAGGCTCAAGGCCTGAAGTGGTTGAGCAAATCATCGAGAAAAACTTCTCTCTCTTTGCCGATATCGAGATTGTCACTGTTCCCATCATCACACTGCAGGGGCATGGGAAATCAGGCTTCATCATCGGTAAAGCCATGAACAGGGGTGTGCTCGGAGGGACCAGTGACGAGGAAACAATCGGTGGTAGCAAGTCCACCCCAATCAGTTACCGAGGTGACAACTGATGCCAGTAAGCGACCACATCAAAAGAACTCTACTGGACACAATCGCAAGCAACATCAACGAGATGATTGTTGGCTTCGATGGCACCCCAAGCACCAGTTCTGATGGCGCTGCTGGACGTCCAGCAATCACCATCAACCCGACCGTGCGAATTGTCGATGACAACACCATTCTCGTTGAAGGTTTTATTCCAGCATCGCAAGCGTTTGATGACTCGTTGAAAGAAGTGTATGTGCAATTCCGTGGCACAGGCTCGTTCACTCCAGTTGCACGGCATACAATTCTCCCAGTGTTGAAAACAACGCAGAACGAACTACGAATTCAATTGTTAATTGAGGTGAAATGATGACGACCAATAACCCCCTTTCAGAACACACAGATGGAAGCAACGACGGATTGACTGATGGTAGTCACATCCTCTCCCCATCACTGACTAACCTCTACGAAGGTGTGCACGGAAACGGTGTCTTGCTACCTCACGACACTGCCTATGGTGATAGCGACCGTAACGACCCGCCTGACCTTCCCGGTGCAATCAGCGCTGGTGCTAACGTCTACTCGTTCGTTGTGAAAGCATGCGATGTCATTCTCGACGGCGTGCTCTACGCCATTGGCGGAGGTAGCGATGTTACGGTCACACTTTCCACCACGACGACTGAAAAACTGGGCACATTCACTGCACTCACCACTGGGCAGGAATGCCTCTTCGTTGTCCTCGCTACGCCTGATGGGGTGAAAGTGACGCAAAGCAATCGCATTACGAGCGCTACTGGGGCATATCCCTCCATCTCAGGAACCACTGCATCCTACCTCAAAACCGGTAGTGGTGCAGGCGACAACCGACAGACTGTGGTTTTAGGAACAGTGCGTGCAACCTTCAATGGTAGCGCAGTGACAGCCAACAATCTCGACCTGACCATCAGTGAACGTAACGACAAGCGCGTATTCGTTCGACCGTCTCCATTTTACCTCTCACCCGTTCGTGATGGCACCATCTCATCCACCACGGGCATCAACGGGCACACGGCACTCTCTACGGTCCATACAGGCCAAACGGGCAACTTTGGCGACAACGGCATCATTTGGCAGTCGTTCAACAGCGCGAATGAGTCAATGCTCTACTACAGTCGCAAGGACGCCAGCAACCGCCATACGCACTTGCTCGGGCCAACGAACATCAATGTCAGCAGCCCAAGCGGTAACCTGACGTTCACGTTTGATAGCGACCAAGTCTTCGTGCTGACGGCGAGCACGACCATCAACCTCAACCCCAGTGGCACGTTTCCACCGGGTCACACCGTCTTTGTGTCCGTGCCCAGTGGTAGCACTGTCACCTTTGACAGCAGTGGACTCAACCAAGCCATCGCAGCAGGTAACGCTCTCATGTTTGCCTACGATGGTAGTAACTGGAAGCGCGTGCTCTTCAGCAGCACAGTCTCTACTACAGCAAGCGGAGCCAGTGGCGTTGTGCAACTGTCTGACGGCGCAGGTGGCTTCACAAGTGACACGACGCTCTCATACGACACTGCGGCCAACGAACTCATCGTTGACGGCAAGTTGACGGTTAGTGGTTTGATTGACCCAACTGGGCTTGAAATCACCCCACAGTCCAGCAACCCTGCTGCTGCTGATGCGAGTGTTGTGGATGCTAACACGTTGTGGCTCGACAGCACCGCGAGCAATCGCCTCAAGCAAGGAGCGGCGGGCGTCATGCGTGCAGGTGACAACATCAGCGAACTCACCAACGATTCAGCCTTCGTGAATGCTGCTGGTGCTGCAAGCGCCGCTCCGGCTGCCAACCTCACCTACACTGCCGCCACTCGTGTTGTCGCCAGCAGCACTGGGACCAATGCTACGCTTACTGAAGTTGTAGCGGGTGGTAACTCCGGTCTGATGACTGGAGCGCAGGCTACGAAACTCGACGGTATCGAGACGAGTGCCACAGCCGACCAAACAGACGCTGAAATTCGTGCGGCTGTCGAAGCGGCTTCTGATTCCAACGTGTTTACAGATGCAGACCACACCAAGTTGAACGGTATTGAGGCAAGTGCAACGGCAGACCAAACCGATGCCGAGATTCGGACCGCAGTTGAAGCGGCTACAGACTCCAACGTGTTCACAGATGCAGACCACACCAAGTTGAACGGTGTTGCTGCGAGTGCAGTTGATGCCGCAGGTGCCGTTGCTGCCGTTGAAGCGGAAGCAGGGTTGGACTTCTCAACCTCATCAAGCGATGCGATTATCGAAAACACCACACAGAATAAGGACATCATCTTCAAGGTCAATGATGGCAGCGTGAGCACAGAAGTCATGCGCATTGACGGTGATGTTTCAAGAGTCGGTATTGGAACTGATTCCCCGGATGCAAAGTTGCACGTCGAAGCCGATGCTAACGATGATGTAGTGCTTCATATCACCACAGGAGGTGGAACAAGTGGTTCTGTTCAAGGAAAGGCACACATCGGTATGTCTCACTTTAGTAGCGATACCGTCCCAAGTGCTACCATTACTGTTGAAGAGAAAGACGTTTCTGACCATAGAGCAAACATGACTTTCAGCACAAGAGCGAGTGGTTCAGCCAACGCTGCGCCTACTGAAAAGATGAAAATCACTTACGACGGGAAGGTCGGTATCGGAAATACTTCTCCCGCACAGGCTTTGGATGTCACAGGAACCATCAGGCAATCAACGGTAACGAACGGTGTTCTTGTCGCGAATGCTAACGGTGACTTGGCGGCTGCGAGCAATCTTGCTGACTTAGCCTATCTCGCCCCCGGTGGTGCGCAAACCGACACCTTCACGCCCACAACCTCTGCTGCGAGTTGGGCAGCGCCCGCCCCCACGACAATCCAACAGGCCATCGAGAGGCTTGCCGCGTATGTTGTGGCTCTTCCGGGTGCTGCGCCACCGCAGATTCCTTGAGGTAAAGGACGGGGTTGCTCTCTTGATTCACAACCGCTTCTTGGCTGGCGTTGTGTTGGTTATCTTGTTGGTGTTGGCGTTTCCTTTGGTCGCCTACGATGCTTTGCGAAAGGCACTATCGAGCCAAAAGTGACCGCATTCGCGGCAACACCACAGACTGACACGCTCTTTACCATCATCGAGAAAGCGAGCCTGTAGACGACGCGGAATGTGCTCGTGCTGACAGCGACGGCACTTCACTTTCATCTTGTCAAGGAGTCTCCCCATGCAAGTCAGCCTCCATACAGTCCTCGCAAATGCCTTCAATCAGATGCTCAACTAAGCACGAGCGAGTGCAGGAAACACAGTCCATCACTCACCACGCCTACCAATGAGGTCGTCGATTCGTAGAATGGCTGTCGTAACTTCAGTGGCACTGGTAATGGCACTGCGAATGAGTGACATGGGTTCGTAGACTGCGGCCTCGTCCATGTCCATGATGCCACCCGACTCCACGTTTGGTCCGAAAGGCAAACCAGCGTGACGCATGGCGAGCACGGTATCGAGTGCGTCATGACCAGCGTTCTCCGCAATGGTGCCCGGAATGCTCTCCAACGCATCTGCGTAGGCCTCAATAGCCATTTGAGCACGACCGCCAACTTCAGCAGCACGAGCCCTCAGCACTGATGCCAGCGAGAGGTAGGTAGAGCCACCGCCGTAACAGACACTGTCGCCGTTGGCGACGAGAGAGACAACGCCCAGCGCGTCGTCGAAGCCGCGCTGAACCTCGTCCAACGTTGACTGCGTGGCACCGAACAACACCAACGTAGCCTCGCTCGAAGCAACGTTACTGCTGACGAAAAGGTAGTCGACATCGTTGTAACGGCGACGGTCGATGAGCGCATCACAGAAGTCCATGTCAGCCTCAGGCGTATGGTATGGTTCGACACCGAACTCACGGGCAAGTCGCTTCATGGTGCTGGCAGGCACACGACGACACACGAAGATGTTGCGCTTGCGCAAGTATTGCACAACGGTATCATGCACACCATCTCGCGCCATGACGACGCCATTTGACCCAAGGGCATCCACGATATGCTTGGCGGAAGTGAGTAGTTCCTCACGACCAGCGTTCTTCAGCGTGCTGTATGAAGATGCGTCGACTTGCACTTGCACGTTACCGTCCTGCTTCTGCTCCTCGAGTCCGCTGTTGATGAGGAGGAGAGGTGTAGGAGTGACGCCACCGAAGTCACCATCGGTGGTAACGAAGTCCTTGTTGACAACGACGCCCTCAAACAGATACGAGTCAGCCAACGCGCCACCGGGCGCTGCCAACACGCGGACATCTGAGGCATCACCGACTGCCTCAATGGTGTCCACGCACAGTTGCGCGACTTGCTCCTCAGAAGCCTCCAACGACTTACCAGTGATAGCGGTGCGAGCGATGGTGTTGAGCGAGCGCTCGCCGTTCACTGCGAGTTTGGGCAGTTCTTCAAGCACCATCGACTGAGCCGTGGTGTAACCCTTGTTGACGACGTTAGGGTGTAGCCCCTTGTCGAACAAGGCCTCAGCATTGCTGAGAAATTGACCGGCGAGAACGACGCTGCTGGTCGTCCCATCGTAGCAGTTTGTCTCCTGCACCTTGGACACTTCAACAATCATCTTCGCCGCAGGATGTGCGCTGTCCAATTCACGTAGAATGGTGGCTCCGTCGTTGGTGACGATGACGTTTCCGCCACCGTCGACCATCATCTTGTCCATGCCCATCGGACCAAGCGTCGTTCGGACTGTGCCGACGATGCGCTTGACCGCTTCGATGTTCAGACGTTGTGCTTTGTGATTCGTGTTTTCAGTCATTCCCAGTTCACCTCAATTTCAACAACTGACCCATCTTCCAATGAGCGGCTTTTCACCACTCCGTTCTCACGACCGTGTTGGTAGAGGTCGTAGGTCAGTTGAGCGTCTTTCAGGCAGTATTCCGCTACTTCGAGGTAACGGCCTGCTCGCCATGCTTCGGGCGCATCGGCACTCGTCATGCTTTTACCGACGTCCAATGTGTTGCGTGCCAGCATCTCAAGGCTGGTAGCGATACCCTTGCTACCCGCAGCCTTGCTAACGAGGAGTTTGGTGTCGATGATACTGTCGGCTTTCGTCATCAGGTCGCCAGCAGTCCAGCAATCCAGTGCTGCATTTAGCACTGGTAGGTCGAACTTTCTGATGTTGTGACCGAGAACGAGGCCACCTGCATCAATGTGCTTTTGTAGATGGTCACCCAACGTGCGTGGATGCAATTCGTGCACATTTGCAGCAGTCATGTCGACGCTCTCCTTGCTGAAGACGTCACCGTTGGTTCCGTCCCATGTAGCGACGACGGTAGGCTCGAACAAGGCGTGCTTATCCCATCCTCCAATCTCATACGAGTAGTTGCCAGTCTCGATATCCAGTGCCATGACGTTGCTCATGCTTCAGCCTCCTTCAAGCGAACGTAGACGGTCGCACCGTCCTTTGCCGCGTTAAACATGTGTGCTGCCCAATCGTTAAACTTCTTGAAGCCAGTGGCTCGGGTGATGTGAAGATTGGTGCAGTATTGCTGAATGATAGCCGCCTTCTTGCGCCACCCGTCGCCTCGCTTATCGAGTTCCACTGGAGCCACAGAATTGAACGCAGTCATCCAATCCTTCTTGTGTTGCTCTTTTTCGACCTTCTTAGCACCAACTTCGACCTCGCCCTCAAGCCACTGAATGAGGTTCTTGAACAGGTCGTAGAGAATGTCCTTAGCCATGTCAAGATGTTCACCAGTGATGACCCATGACTCGTCCATCATAGCAAGGTGGGTAGCGAGAATAACCGAGTAGTTCTCCATGGCGGGCACGAACGAGGCCACCACGTCTGCGATAGCGAAGTTCAGGTCTTTGAGAAGGCTGTAGAAATCGTCCACCACGTCGTAAGTTGCAGCGTAGAATGACTCGTCGGCGGTGAACATCTCGTGCATAACAGACTGCACGAGTTCTTCTTGCTGCTCACGAGCCATTTGGTCCCATTCTACGAACGACGTCTGAGTCAGCGAGCGCACCCGTTCACTCAAACGGTTCTCAAGCCCGGTGAAGTAATTCACGATGTCCTCGTAAGTGACGGTAGACTCTTCTCCCTGCGTGAAGGCACGGTTCATCCGAATCTGTGAAACCTGTTGGCGACGGTCCATGTCCCAATGGGACCAGTAGAGAAGGACACGCTGGAAGATACCCTTAGTGAGCACGTATTCCTTTACGCCCTTGGGCGGGTAGGTGGTAATCCACAGCGAGGCGAGAGATTCAGTCTCAATCCGTCGTCCACTCAAGTGTTTCACGAGGATGTTGCTGTTGCTCCCAATGGGGTTACATGCAGATTGCAGGTAGAGCACCGTCTCCTGACTGTGCTTCCCCGGATTGAGAATGATAGAACCCTCGTCAAAGTTCAGGGCCTTGCGCCCACCAAGCATGCCGTCGGTCTGAACTGTTACCTGCTCCTTCTTTCCTTCGTCGTTGACGACCGTTTCAGTAGTCACACCACCGATGAGCCCTGCGTCAGACCCACTGGTGTAGGCGTCGTAAGCGATACCGCAGTCTTTCAGCACGTCACCGACGAACTCCCATGCGATGGACTTACCCGTTCTTGACGGCTGAATCCAAAAGCAGTGGACGCGAGGGTCGAGGTGGGTGTTGCCCCACGGTAAGCGCACATAGGGAGCAGCCACTTGCCCCTGAATGAAGAAGAATGAGAGCATGGCTGGGATGTCATTGTCGATGCTGACCTCCCCAAATTGGTCGACGTAGCCTCGGAAGAAGTCGAACTTCTGAACTGCTTGATAATCGACGGCTCGGCGCATAATTCTACCTCACTCGCTACCTCTACTTAAACAATACTAAGGGGAAGACAACTAAGACAGTTGACAATTGTGATGCTGCTTTATGACCTACCTTCGAACAGTGCGTTGAACGTGCACTGGGTCCTCACTGGTCAACACATCGAGAATCATCTTACGGCGCTGCTCACCTAACCCCTTGACCTGCTTCAATGATTCAGGGAACATCATTTCCTCGATGTTCCCGCATTTGTCCAGCAAGCGGTCTACGAGGTCGGGACCAATACCGGGAATGGCGAGCAAGGCGTCTTTTCGCACATCGTTTGTCGACACCCTACGCACAGCCTTGGCCCCGTGGCTACTGGCGGGCTTGTGCAACTTGTCATGCAACTTGGTGACGAAGAGAGCGGCCTCACTGACGTTAGGTGTGTAGAACACTTGGCAATCGAAATCAGCCATGATGCGAGCGATGGTGCCAGTCAACTCACTTTGCACCCGTGTGTGCGTTAGTCGTTTGCCATTCCGCTGAGCCGTGGCGACATGCTTGGCTACGTTCCCATGCACCAGCAAGAAAAAACGCTCATAGTTGGCATCCATGTTTTCCAATTGACGCCATAGATGACCTGAGTGACTCGATTGAAACAAGTCGCCGATACTCTTGGCTTCAACGCATGCTGCACCCAACAAGTAGTCGCCGACGACCAACTGTTGACGAACGATGACAAGCCCACTCTTTTGCGCCTTGCGCGTGATTGAATCACACAGTGAGCCACGCTCATTACTGTCAATGATGAGGTCAGGTTTTGGCAACGACTACCCCCCTGTGATGTGCGCATACTCCGTCTTCAGTAAGCGCCCATTGCCCGCACTGCTTACCGTGTTTGGTCTCAGCAACGCAACGCCAGTTCTCAACGGGGCCTAAAGCACGACATTCTCGACAGAAGAACGCCTCAGTGAAATGAGGTTTTCGAATCCTGCGAGCACC